ACTGACGAGTAGCGCCCGCGAAGGGTGTACCGCCGTATAGATTGATCGGCTTCAAACCATAAGGTTTATCTACCGTTGGGTAAGCCATTTTAGACTCCTAAATTTAAGAACCAGAACCGAAAGTGACTTTCGACTTCTTATCAGCGAATAACGCCATATTAGATCGAGCGTCCCTTTCACGAAGGAAATTGTTGTCTACCGAATCCATTTGCGACTTGTTCAAGTTTTCAAAGTGCTTGGCACGTTGTTCCATGAACTCAGCAGGAATACGACAGAGCAACAGCCCACCAATCTCAATGCCGCCTTTAAAGCGGCCTTCGGTGGCAGCGTGCATCATGAGTTCAGGATATTCTTCCGCTTTTACGGGTTCGTATCCCTCACGTAACTTAGAAGAGATATTGCTAGGATCAGCAGCACCCAAAGTACTTAAACGGACGTAACGGTGTTTCCAACCGGGTCTATCCTCTGGCATGGGTAGAGCTTCGGGAGCTTGCCAAGACGTAGGTCTGTAGCTAGTAGCCCGGTTATCTAATCCACGATCCAAACGATTTTGTGGTTTTTTTGTTTCTACGTTTTCCATGATTAAGCACCTTTTCTAAGTAAAGCAACCTGTCTTGCATATTCTTCAATTGGCACCCCAAGACGTCGCGCTTGCGCGGCTTCTGATGCCTTTAACCGAATACGGTTAGGTGGTGTACTCCGTGTAGCAGGAGCCACAGGCGAAGTAATTCGTGTTGCACGGCGCGGCGGATCATAATCATCATCCTCGTCAACCGGTTCTGACGTTCTTTTCTTAGGAGGCGGTTCGTCATCCTCATAGCTCTGTTCACTTTCAAAGTGTTCAGGAAATCTTTTGCGCATCGTTTTGTCGATGGTTTTGAAGTACTCTTCAGTACCTACATAGTCCGCACCATACTCGCGCTGCAACTTTTTGTCAATACCCATCGCAGCCATAGTCATTTCTTCGTCTTTACCCCACCAATCTTTATTGGCATCGACCCACTTTTTGGTGCGTGGAGTAAGGTTGGGTTCTTCTGGTTGCGCCGGTGCAAATTCTTTTTCTTCTACCTCTATTGGCCTCATGCCACGGGTCTTATCTAGTTTTAACGTAGCTTCAGCAATTTCTGCTTGGGCGTCAGTTAAAGCGTCTACATCCCCCGCTTCGTAGGCTTCCTTGTATTTTTTCTTGGCGGATTCAAGCTGAATTGCAGCAGACGATTGTGATTGCTCAATTAGTACTTTACTTCCACTAGAAAGCTGTTGTTGAAGTTTTTTGTTTTCTTCAATAATCTGTTTTGCGTAGGCTTCAGTCGCTTCGCGTTCCCGCAAAGCTTGTTCTTTTGCACGGCGTTCATCGTGGTAGCCACGGGTAAACTTCTTGATTCGAGCCTGAACCTTTTCGTCGTAGGAGGCTAACTCCTCGTCGGTCGGGTCTTCTACCTTCTCCTTCATGGGCTTGCGGCCACGGTCTTCAGGAGGAGTATCGTCTTCAATCTCGATCTCAAGTTTTTCCTCAGCAGCAGCTTTCTTAGCGTCTACTTCATCTGGAAACTCGTATGTGTCATCAAATTTTGTTGCCATGTGTTACTCCTTATGCAGCACGGGTGATACCGCGCGGATCTTCCACAACTGCTTCAACTGAGTCATCGTTGATGATCCTGAATTCGCGGCCATGAATCTTCAGACGGGTGCCTGAATTGGGTCGGACGATGACAAAGTCACCTTCCTTGCACGACGGCCCACTGGGGAACCGGGTGGTGTCTTTATACGCATCAGGCCCAAGCTTGATGACGAACAGGACTGGGGTCAGCACTTCTTCATAGTGCATGGTCTTTGAGTCTTTTATAAGACCTACTTCACTGTCTTGGTATTCCTCCATTGCTTCGGGAACAACGCACAAGAGGCGAAAGGTTTTGGGGTCGGGCAACTGCTTGGCTTTTTCTTCGGCGGTCTTATTCAGAATGCCAGATAGATCAACAGCAGCGACATCAAATTCACTCATCAGATTTCTCCATTTTTTGCACAAGGTCGGTAATGATGTTTTCTGCGTAGTTCAGACCTTGGACAACTCCGCATACTCGGCGATACTCCTCAAGAGATTCGCAACGTCCTGCCGCCACGTAAGCTTCTCGCTCTTGTTTTAGCTTTCCAATTTCTTTGACCACGTAGGTCAATTCTGGGTAATTGCTCAATTACGATCCTTCTTTTGGTTGCTGGGCTGTTTCTGCGCTGCCCGTTGCGCTTGCTGTACGGCCATTTGAGCGCGGTGTTTTGCAGCGTCGATGCCCATACGAACTCCTTCAGCTTCCATCTGTTTGTTCAGCTTGTCTTTTGCAGCGGCTGCGGTGGCTCCCACCTGCATAGCCGCAATTTCTTTTTGCGCCTCGATACGAGACTTCTCAATCTCCAACTGATCCGCTTTGGTCGCAGCATCAATCTGTTGCTTCTGTGCTTTTAACTGCAAGTCTTGTTGTTTGAGTTGAAGTTCTTGCATCTGCATCTGAACAATTGGGTCTTGCATCTTCTGCTGGGCTGCTTGTTGCTGCGCCTGCTGTTGAGCTTGCTGGGTTAACTGTTGTGACGCTTTTGCAGTCATCATGGCAATTTGATCGGCCAACTCTGGAGGAACCTGTTTGTTCTGCTCCTCGTTTGGCAACGGCATACCAATGGCCATCTCCACCTGCTTGCGGTACTCAAACGCAATGTGCTCGTTGATGTGAGCCATAGCTGCTGCCATGATTGTTTGAGCCTGCGGGTTCATCTGCATCAACTGCACAATCTTTGGATTCTGGATTGCCGCCATGTGCGCTTGGATGTGGGCCTCGTGGTTCTGCTCGATGAACGCCTTGACTGGCTTCATGATGAGGAGGTTCTGGTTCTCCTGCACTGGGTCGGTTGGCACTTGGTCATCTTCCACCGGCACTAACTTGCTGGCGTTCTTGATGCCCAACACCTCAATCATCTGACGATGCAACAGAGGTAAGTTATAGAGTTGTGGTGCAGACTGAGCCAACTGAAGAACAGCTTGATACTGCACAATCTTTTGTGCCATCGTTGCTGCATTTGGATCACTGACAGGAATAACATCTGTGCTGTCATAGTCCGATTTCTTGGCTTTGCGGCCAGCATCTTCAGGCTCATAGTCATACTCCTCGGGGGTATAGTCAGCGATGATGGTTTTGAGCAAGCGAAACTCTTGCTTCATCGTGTAGTGCAGACGGGCTTGAACAGCCGTCATCACTTTCAATGTGCGTTCCAACAGAGCCAACGTAGTACCTACTGGGGCGTTGGTACTCATGTCCGACACGTTCATGTCGCCGCTTGATGCAAACGCACGGCCTTCTTGAACTATGTTCTGGAACAGCGCAAACAGAACTTGACTTGGCTCCTTGTATGGCAAAGGAAGAATGTTGTCCCTGATTGAACCACTTGGGACGTCTACGTCTCGGAACTCTCCGGGCTGGATAGGCGTATCGTCGCCTTTGATGCGAAGACCGCGAGACTTGAGGCCCCCGGGTAGGTTTGAAAGTGTTCCCGCATCCACGAGCTGGCGGATGAGCATCGTCGCGCTCTTTGCGTATCCTCCGATAAGGTGGATAAGACCATAACCATAGAATCCAAAACCGGGGATGTATTGGTAGTGGACGAAGTGCTGGCGCTTTGTGTGGAGTTCATCGTCTTCATACCAATTTCTCCTGATGGCCAAGACCTTGCGTGTGCCTTTTTCAATTGTCACCACGTACGGCAGCGCAATGCCCGTCTCTCTACCCTTCTTATCCTTGTGCTCATATCCAGCCAAGTCTAAGTCAACGTGCATCTCAAGTATGCGAAAGCGGTCATCATTTAACGCAGACATACCGTTTTCTTCCGCTTTTTGCTTCTCAATATCGTCTAACTCATACCCCGGCTCACCCAAGTCCACGTCGCTGTAGAACCCCGCCTCTTGCAGTTTCTTAATCTCGTTCTCGGTTTTGCGCATCACATGAGTAACACGCTCTGCTGACTCAAGATTACTTGCGCCATACGGCACGACGATGTCCTCGGCTGGGATGAACACAGCAACTTGGCGGCCCTTGCTTGGGTCGTAGTACACCTTCTTAAACGCTGAACCAGCGAGCGGGAGTGACCATAACATCTTCTCGTGTTCTGGGCGGTACTCGACCATCACCTCAGTCAACTGATAGTTCATGTCCTCGCGCACGCGAGCAGCGGCTTCTTCACGCAGCAAGTCAACAGCGCCAACAATCTGGGTCTTTACAGGCCCCATCGCTGGGAACGTCTCCATCATTGCTTCACTCTGAAACCTAACTACAGACTCTGTGAGCATCGGGTGAAACACGCCACACGCGCCCTGCCACGGCTCGGTGCGCTCCTCGTACTGCAAGCCCAACAACTTCAGGCCATCAACGTATGTTTTGATCCAATCTTTGCGGTCATTGATGTCTTTGCCAAAGTCTTCAACTAATTCTTGGCCAAGCGAGTCCAACTCATCGTCGTCCATGTATTCAGCTAGATTGGCATCAAACGTATCAGCCGTCTTTTTTTCTGGCTTTAAGTTGATCTCGATACCATCCAGACCAATGTTCACTTCTTCGGGGTCTTCAATCTCAATCTCAATGTCCGGCGCACCCTCTGGAATAAGTTCTTCAAGCCCTTGAGGTGCTGCGTATAAGCCTTTACTGATTGCCATGATGTGTCCTTACACTGTGTAGTACCGCTCGGCGCGGTGACCTTTGAAATACCGAATGTCTTCAGGCTCGTCGCTTGGTAGGCGTAAGAACCCACCTTGTCTGAACCTCATGAGCGCCAAAGTTGTTGCGTCCACCAAGTCATCATGTTCACCTGATGGGAATTCTGCGATTTCGTCAACCAATTCTTCAGCCCACCTAGTGTTTGGCACCCATACTTTCCCAGACGCAATTATGTCTGAGACTGCGTTAAGACGGGCAACTTTGTCTTGGCCTTTACCCGGCGTGAACTCCTGCACAGGTATGC